AAAGACCAGCCAGTGTTAAACATTGGGTCTGGTTTCCACTCTTGTGTGGTGGCGCCATAGGAGCCCATAGGGTTAAAGGATTGCCCTATGCCCATAGCCCCTGAGAGGTCAAGACCGCTAAGAAGATTATTGAGCGTTTCCTCACTCAAGTTTATATTCCCAGCAGCTATCGCATTAGGATCATAGGCTACCATTGTTTCTCCCTTGTATCACCGTCCCAACAACCTTCTCTGCTGATCTTCCGACCACATACCCACCCAAGCCAATCTGAAGAAGCATCCAAGCCTCATCTCGCAAAGGTGTACTTAGGAGTCCCAAGCTGTCCCCTACACATAGTGCAAGGAAGGTGAGCATTGTAATTGGCCTCCAAGTTGCTGTAACCCAATGCTCTGACTTTGCTTCTGAGTTTACAATGGACGCCTGAGCCTCAAAGATCCCCTTTTCGTACTCAAGGGCTTGGTCAATTAAGGATGCTTGAATCTCAAGAAGATGCTCTTTGTGAGTTAGACGCTCATCGTCACTTGTGTGAATTTGGTCAATGAGTTCAGCCGCAGGCTTAAAAATATTCTGCACAAGAGAAAGAATAGGGAGAAGTGCCATTATATAAACTTGTCCCAGATTTGTAAAGAAGCTATGAATGGCAATAGAATAGTAATAAGTTTTAGGATTAGTTTTCCACGGTCAGCGGCAATATTAGCCTTTGTAATAAGCTCATTAATTCCTGCTTCTACTTTATCCATCCTAGTAACCAGTCGATCTATTGAAATAGAAGTTGCTGTCTGCCTTTCTTCTAGGCGAGCAAGTCGAACCTCATGAACAGTTAGAGCATGATCAAGTTTCTGTACTTGGGCTGAAATTTGAGAGTGCGTTGGCTCCATTTTTTAATGCGATCCTTATTGTTATAATACCGAGGCCTCAAGCGATACAGTAAAGTTTTTATCCCCAATAGTTGTTGCCCCGCCGTCCCCAGAAAGACGTATTCTGTATACACCTGTCTTAGAGGTATAAGTGACGATGCTAAAACTCCAAGCCCTATCTGTGGTAAGAGCAACCCAAGTATTAAGACCAGAACCGGAAGTATAAGAAGCGTCTCCAGAAACATAGGTAACATTAGCATGATAGGTTTTGTCTGGGGTGCCTTCTGGCGAGTACCATGAGCCAAGATCACTAGAACCGAAACCCTGCGTAACTACCCTGAGATTGCCTGTTGACTCTAAATAAAGGGTTGCGTTTGAAACTCCAAGATCAAAAGTAAGGTCGGATATTGAGGAAGGCATGTCATTTAAAGAAGCTACGCCACCTTTAGAATGTGCCCCTGCAATAAACTTTTTAAGACTAAACATTAAGCCTCCAAGTCACCCGCAAGGAACCAAGTATCTGTTCCAACCTTAATCAAGTAAGCACCGCCGCCTGATGCCTTAACAGTCTTATAGGAGTTAAGTGACACGATTGTTACACCGGCACCTTGAGCAAGAGTAATCTTTCCGGTGGAACCGCAACCGAATCCAAGTTCAGTTCCAATGGGGAAAGCTACTGAGCTATTAGGCGGGACCGTGATAGTATCTGTGACAGTCCCAGAATTGTACATAAATTTACTGCCGTCAACTAGGGCAAGGGTCTGCGTTGCGGATTCTTCAAGTCTAGGTCCAGTGTCCTGCATCTTGATTGCTTTATAGCTTGAGGCACTTGTGTCGTACACAACAATAGTGTCTGCATCCGCGATAGTTGCGGGAGTAAGCGTAGAAAGGCTTCCGGGGGCAGCCAGAGTAGTCAGATCCGCGTCTGCTGCTTGTTTTGAATCAATCTGTGTCTGAATGGAACTGGTTACATTGTCAAGATACCCAATCTCAGTTGAGGTTACAGTGCCAATGGAGGTTCCACTTGGGAGCACAACAGTCCCAGTGAATGTTGGAGACGCCGTAGGAGCCTTAGCGTCCAACTGGGTCTGGATGGCACTTGTGACGCCATTGACGTACCCAAGTTCAGTTGAGGATACAGAGCCAACAGTAGTGTCACTTGGGAGCACTACAGTTCCTGTAAAAGTAGGGGAAGCAGTATTGGCCTTGGTGGCCACTGCCGTTACAATGTTATCAAATTCAGTGTCAAAGTCAGACCCACGAATGATCTTTCCCGAATCGCCTGTAGGGAGGGTATCCTTGGCAGTAAAATTAGTAGTTTTAATGTAATTAGACAATTAGACCACCTTGGGTTGTTTTGAAAGGAAATAAAGAGGAAGAAGGGAAGTTACAAAAGAGATGGGAGGGTACTCATTTTCCCCTCCCATCTTAGACTAAACTAGTCTACCGAATATCAAACATCCGGTACTGCAAACACGAAGCCTGCTTCCGGTCGGTAAGCCTGAACACCATACAGCGTGTCAGCCGTGTACAGCGTGGAGAGATACTCCTGCTTGTACTGGGTCTGGCTGCGAACGCCAAGCTGCTCTGCAAGGATAATAGCATCCTTGTGGAACAGCAGGGCACCACGAACTGCCACTGGGGTTCCGCTTCCGTTCTGTGCCAAGGTTTCAATGGTCGGGCAGTTGCTCGATACATAGATGTCAACGCCATAGATCGAACCAATAAGGCCAGAGGCTACACTTCGGGCATCACGGAAGTCGCTAGAAACGTACCGGGTGTTCCCAAGGATTGCCGAGCGAAGTGCCGGGGGAATAACGAATACGCGCCCATCCATAGGTACATCGGCATCGTCCATCTTCTTGATAAGACCACGGAATGCGTCATCAGAGAAAACGTCAGTCGGGATAAGCGTATCGTCAGCATAAGCCGTAAGGCCCGTGCTGGCATCGTTGTAATAGGAATTACTGTTCTGCCAGCTAATGCCGTCAGTCCAAGCTAGGTTAAGGGTTCCGTTACCGAAGCCAGTACCAACGCTAAATAGGTCCGTATCTACACGCGAAGCGAGTTGATAACCTGCATCATCCGTGTAGAACCGACGAAGGCTCGACAGGGCCTGAACGTCAACGATGTCCTCGATCAGACGGGAGTATTCAAAGTGACGATTAATGGTAATGGTCAGTTCGCTCTCAAGGTTTGCTTGAATCGTAACTGCCGTTGCTTCTGCCTTAGCAGTAGCGGTACCACGAACCGGCTTCGGTACATGGATAACATCACCCTTCTTGCCCTTCATGGACATCTTCTTGACCAAAGGAGCCAGTTTCAGGTTCTTTTGGTATGCAGCAATAATTTCATCACTCCAAATCTCAGGAATGAACGTATTTGCTGCGGTCTTATCTACTACAGCATTAGCTGTAAAATACGCACCGGAAGTTTCACCAGCCATTTTTAATAAATCTCCTTAATGTTAAATGACTCGACCCTCCGCATAGGCTTGCATAATCTCAGGTTGTAAAGCCTCATAACGGTCAGGGTCAGATTGCATGAGTTTAATAATATCAGCCCTTCTGAATTTCTTCCTTGATCTTCCTTCTGCACTACCTTGGGCATTACCTGTGTTAGCTGCTTTAAGGGCTTCCTTACGGGCTGCTTTTTCAACGGTTGCCGTATTCTGTACAGTCTGCTTACGGTCTTTCCAAAGCGAAAAGAGTTCATCAGCGGCATCTGCGTCGTACTTTTGATCAGCAAGGAGGAACAACTGGGTGCGGATCTTGGATGCCTTAACCCACTCCCCAAAGCTATTATCCTGAAGGATCTCAGCCATATCGGGGTGTTTGTTCTTCAAGACGGACAGCGAAGCGGCTTTACGGGCCTCCTCAGTGTACATCTGTGCCTGCTTGATACTTGGGTGATTCTCAATCGCCTTCTGTACTGCACGATCAGGATCTACAAAGAAGTCAACATCGTCTTCTTCTTGGGGCTGCTTTTGTGGTGCTTGTGTAGCGAGTTGTGTCTGAATGTATTGATCTACAATGCCCCTAAGCTCACCTACTTCTCCGCCTTGGCGACCAATGAGCTTTTCGGCATCTTGGTGCATACGCACAAGGTCTTTGATGGACTTGTTTCGGTATTTCTCAGGGAGGTCGTCCTCAAAAGAATTCTCCTCTGCCACAGTCTCCAGCAAAGGTTCTTGTGTTTCCTCCTCCTCTTCCTCAATAGGCGCAAGGTCTACTTGATCATCACTCAAACGCTCAATGTCTGCTTCATCCAAAAGGATTGCTCTACTCATGTTTTCTCCGTGGTCATTAAACCATTATGGAAATTGATTAAAAATGTAAGTTACTCCGCTCTCTTGGCGGGCTTACCTGCCCTTTCGTGCTCTCTAATCCACTTACTCGAAGCACCCGGAAACGTAAGTGGGTCAAGGTTACACTTAATTGGGCTAATAATTTTTGTGGCCATTACACCACAGTCCCTGCAAGGTTCCTCTTGTGTACCTAAGTTCACAAGAGCCTCAAAGGTATGCCCCTGGGGGCACTCAAAGTCATACAGTCTGAGCATCTTCAAATCCCTTGTTTGTAAAGTCTTCAAGGTTAAGGATATAAGCCAGTACAGCTATTTGACCTTTCCTAAAGTACAAGTCATCAGAATCTTTAGTTGCCTCAACGGAGTTGATTGAGACTGCATTGGTTTGTAACTCCTCTACTAGTTGTTTCCACCCTTGGGTTCTGAACAACTCAAAGTAGTTATTGTAATATTCCTCAAGTTCTCTTTGGTCCACAATTTCTCCTTGTGTTTGGGATTGTGATCTTATGAGTCCTATTATACCATATTTTTACTCAAAAGTCAAGTCTTTTTTTCACTTTCTTTCTTAGGGGTAGCTTTTGGCTTTAGGAGTTCTTCCTTCAGGGCCTCAACTGCCTCGGCCACCCTCCTGTCAACCTGCTTTAGTAAATAATCAAGCTCTTTCGTCGTAAGCATCTGTATCCTTAGCTCCTACTGCCTTCTCTTTGATTTCCAGATCCTTCTGTTTAAGCCTAAGATCAGCAATCTTCAGCCGACGATCAAACTCTTTGTCGTCTTGGTCGCCCTTGGCCATGTTCTTGGTTGCCATGTCCAGCTTCTTAATCTCCAGTTCAGCAGGGATAGCCTGTGCTTCCAACTGCAACTTCTGTGCCCTTGAGCTAGATTCTTGGGCCTGTGCTTGGAGAACCTGGGTTTGAGCCTGTTGGAACTGCATTTGAAGCTGTTGGATCTGCTGTTGCATCTGCTGTGCCTCTGGATTGGGCTGGGAGGCTTGCTGAAGGGCCTGCATAAGCTCCTCCCGGTTAGCCAAGCCCATATTGTCAATCACAGATTGGATCAAAATGGGGTACAGAGGGCCATCTGGGGGCATAGTCTGCAACAATTGGGTCAACTGCGTCACTTCGTACTCTCTGGCAATAATCCCCAAGGAGCTAGTGGCGTTAAACTTGTAGTCCTTGACCGGATAATGCTCTGGATCGAACTGCATGTACCGCCAAGCAGCCTTTTCCACAAAGGGAATGAGGAAAGACTGTTGAAAGTTGATCAAAGTACGCTTGTGGCGCTTAATAATAGCACCCAAAGACATACTAATACCAGCAGCAGTGGCTTCTCCATTGATGTTGCCTGCGATTCCCGCTGAATCCACGGCTCCCGTAGCCTGCTGTA